CAAAGCCCTCGTATTTTTACGAGGGCTTTTTTTGAGTCGAAAAAAAACCCGCACGATTTGAGCTTGCTGACATGGTCAACCTAGGCTTGGCGGGTATGTTGGACTGCATTATAGGTATGTCAGGAACACCAGCAACGTCATGCTGATGTGAAATTGTAACGAGCGATGGGAGGGGGCAATGCTGGCTGAAGAATGGCGGTCAAGGCTCTGATCAGGCAGACGCTACGATAATTTCCAATCTCCAGAAACAACAAAGCCCCTGCATTTCTGCAGGGGCTTCGTTTTGTATGGTGCGGCACCAGGAGTCGAACCCGGGACCTACTGATTACAAGGAAGGTGCTTTGAACATAAATATCAATAGGTTACGTTAATTTATGTTACGTGTTGGCGACCCCAAAGGCAGAGTATTTCCCAGCCTCCTTAACTCTTGTTACGTGGGTAGAACACCTAACCGTATCCCCTCTAGAGTGATTCCAGTTTCTTGACGATTTGCTGCTTGAGTGACTGTGTGGCAGTGCGCTGCGTTTTGGTGGCCGCCCCTTGGATATAGTGCACTCTGTCTCGTAAGCGAGTAAGCAGCTGGAGATAGAAAGCACGCTTTTCACCAAGGCTGCCCTCCAAATTTACCAATATTTTTTTGAAGTCTGACTCGGCTTCCTGGAACTGCTCTTCGAATTCGCCTGAAAAGCCAGTGATCAACTCGTAACCGGTTAATTTTGCTTTTCCAACTCCGGTCCTGGTACGGCCGGTCATAGAGTTCAGAGCAACGAGCACCGAAAAGATGGACGTCCTCAGCTTGTCCTTAGGGGTTTCAGGCCACCTATGTTCAAGTGAACCAAACCGCAGCGAACGGATGTGCCCGGCAACCCTCTGGTCATCGAAACCCAATGGCTGCCATGTGTGCGCAAAGAGGTTTCGGATTTTTCGAAGCTGTTCGAGGTCGTCAAATTGCCCTTTTCTGATTAGTCCCAGTGAGTAAGCAGCCTTGATACGGGAGGAGAAGTTTCCCAACGGTGCGTTAAAGCCCTCAATCAATTGTGCCGTTGTACTGGTGGGTAGCATGAAGGCCGTCAACAGCGAACCAAGCGCATCCTCAGCGAATGCTGCTAGTGAGAGAACCAATCCGCGTTCATCCATTTCATCTAACATTCTATTTAGATCGTTTATGTCCCCAAAGACTTCGTCTTTTGAAGGGTAATCGCTCTCATTTTCCAAGGCCTAATCCTTTCCGAAAATCCTAAACCGATTGAGCAGGGCAGTGCGCAATCAGCCACTGCTCCGTCAATCCGCTGAGGGAGAAACTGTTGGTACGCTGAGGTCATAGACATCCATCATTTTCGCGTCACGGTGACCACTGGCTTCTTGTTTGTCCGCCCTAGTGCCTGGCGTGTCTGTGATGCCACGACGCTTCAAGTCGTGCAAGGCGAAGCGCTCCTCGGATTCGATTTCCCCGTCTGCGATCGCAAGGGTAATGAATCTCTGCCAAGCGGTGTCCAGACTTGTTTTAAGAAGTGGGCCACCGTGGCTGGCCACGATGATAAAACGCTTTGAAGCCGTGATCGGTATCGGCGTTTTACGGCGTTCCCAAACCCTTGCGCGTAGAGCCTTCGCGCCTTCCCATACAGTGCGCAGTCGAGGCGTCCAACGGACAATATTGTCTCGGCTGCCCTTGCGTCGATTAGTCAGAATACCCTCGTCCAACTCGTTTGCGTCCGTAAGGGTAACGACCTCGATACCTCGTAATCGACAGAGGTATGCCAGTTCCATAACGCTGGCTAGATATTCCGGACAACCGCCTGGCTCGTTACGTGCCAGCCGCCCTCGTGCCGTTGCACGATCAGTCAAAACATCCATCACGCTCTGTCGTGGCAGGCGCCGCTGCTTCCGTTCAATCGGCGCCTCAATTCCCAACGCCGGATTCACATCCAGGAATCCACGATTACGTCCCCACTGCAGCACGCGGCGCAGATACCGAAGTGCATGTGCAGCCTTTGAGGGGGTGCCCTCGTCCGCAAGCCGATCGACAATGCGTTGCACCAAGGCCGCGGTGAATTTCTTGACCGCCAAATCCCCTAGGGGCTTCCCCAATTTAGTGGGGATGTTCAGCAGAACATCGCGGGAGTAACAGTAGTCGTCGTGGGTCTTAGGGGCGAGCTTTTTGTAGCGATCGCTGAGGTGAAACTGCTCGCATACGTAGCGTAGCCGCTCGCGCTCCACGGTCATTACCTGCTGGAGCAGATGCAAGGCAGTCAGGTTGCCGCCTAAGTGGTCGCGCCACGCCTGGTGCGTGGTCTTGTACAGGCCGTCGATTTCTGCGAACACACGACGGTAGCGCTCAATTTCGAGCACCAACCGCCGGCTTTCGGGATGACTACTCCAGAAGTAGCGCAGCTCGGCTTTCGTCACAGGGCGAAATGGAGGTAGATGGCGAGCCATAAAAAACAACCAATACTGTACGGGTGAACAGTAGTTTTGCATGAGAAGGTGGGTGCGGATAGCGCCGCTGAGCGCCTCGGCACAAGTGGAACTCGGGCTAAGCGTCTACCGTATGCAGACTGGAACGCCTAGCCAACCCTGGTGGACTCAAAAATAATTGCTCGTCCCTGAAGCAGCCAACGCTTCGTCGTTAAGAAAAAACCGTCGTAGGTTGAATGAGTTATCGAAGCCGCCACACGTTCAAACGCTAATTCCACCGCTAAATCGTACACATTTGTAAACCCTATTGAGTTGACATAGTTATTAATCGTGTTCAAATGCATTTGCACCACAACACAAAGCCGAATACTGAGCAGTACAGCGGAGCAAAACCGCGTCCGGCAGATGAATCGTTAATAACGATCCTTCAAGCGCAGTGCTTACCACTGCAAGGAAAGATTCAAAATGGCAATTAAAAGCGAAACCTTCAGCCGCGTTGAGCTGACTGATGAAGACGCTGCCCGCTTCGTGCAACACATGCGCGATGACAAACCCAATCCCAAAGCCCAGGCATCCTATGCCCGTGGCCGCGATATCCTGAGCCAGGTTTTCGGTCAGCAAGGTAGCGCGCGTCCTCGTTAGTCCAGCGAGCTCCGATGCAGGTAGGCGTCGATTACTTCATTGAAAAGCTGCACTCCGAACACCAAACCAGTCGATTCTCAATGGGCCCAGATGCAAGTCTGAGGCCCTTGAAGTCGTTCATCCAAAACAATGCCCTAGACTTCCAGAACAGCAACGTCGCCGTCACATACGCGGCCATCGTGCCCCCCGCTGATCCAAACGACCCTCAGGCGAGAAAGCGCATCATCGGTTATGTGACGCTCACCTGCAGCGAGATCGATCTCGACGGGGCGTACCCGCTGGAAGATTGCGAGGCCGCGAATCGGTATCAATCGATATCGGCGCTGAAAGTAGCTCGCTTAGCCACTCACAACGGCTACGGTGGACATCAAATCGGAAAGACGCTCATGGAGTTCGCCATTGCTCTGGCGGTCCACCAGGTTGCGCAATTCGTGGGCTGTAGGTTTCTGGTCACCGACTCAAAGGCGAACTCAGTAGGGTTCTACCAAAACAAACTGGGATTCACGCTGTTGGACACCGAGGAAAATCGGAATCGTGAACACCCCGTGATGTTTTTAGATCTGAACAAGCTCGATCTAAACGCGCCGCCGTCAGACGCCCAGGACGAACCCGAGGGAAGTGCTCAAGAGGCAGAACCTGCATAGGTGGAGGGACGACGTATGCCTGTTTTCGGATTAAGCACCGCTGAAGGTGCACTGATCGTTTCTGGGGCTGCGTTTGGCCTCTCCCTCTACACTCTCGCAAAGAACAGAAACTCCGTCAGTGTTTACGTCGCCTGCGATCAGGATGGGGATTATTTGTGGCTGACCAATAATAGCCCCCATGCCGTTACCATCGTGGATATGGGGACCGTAAAAGCGCGAGGCGGAAGGCGATCCCTATTGCGTGAGGATCCGCTCAAGCGGCGGATCGACCCGAGAGATGTTACGGCTGTTTATCTGAGGCCGCAGAGTGAAGGTTATATGAATCGCAATGTGCATCTGCCCCTGGGCGCGTACATCGAAGTGGCCACGGGGCAGAGATTTTATAGTCGGAGCCTGATCGTTCGCACTTGGGGGCACTTGCGAGCCTGGATGAGGATCAGTCCTAAGCATGGACCCTCGTCGACCAAACCTTGAACCCAAAGCCGAGGGTTCAGGGCGCCGCTTGTTCTTTTGGTCATATCACCAATTGAAATAAACCAACTCGCTCACTTCAATACCGCCGTTGCCGCCCACGGTATGGCGGAACGGCACCTCCTTCAGGCGCAACCCGGCAAACACTTTGCGAATCTTCGGATGGTCACCCACCGATATCACCATCTTCCCCCGGATCGATCGCGCCAAATCCGCCATAGCTTCGAACTGCTCAAACCCAAAATCCCCCGCGTCGTATCCCGCTGTTTCCCAATACGGCGGATCCAGATAGAACAGCGTGTGGTTTCGATCGTATCGGCGAATGCACTCCTTCCAGTCGAGATGCTCGACAGTGGTCCGCGCCAGGCGCAGATGGGCATCGCTGAGCTTTTCTTCGATACGCAGCAAATTGAGCCTCGGCGCTGAGGTGGTCGCGGTCCCGAAAGACCGTCCCTTTGCCTTGCCGCCGAAACACAGGTTCTGCAGGTAGAAAAAGCGCGCTGCGCGCTGGATATCGGTCAACGTGCGCGGCGCCTGTTCTTTGGCCCATTCGAACATGGTGCGGCTCACCAATGCCCATTTGAACTGACGCACGAACTCCTCCAGGTGATTGGCAACGACGCGATAAAGATTCACCACCTCGCCGTCAAAGTCGTTGATCACCTCCACCCGGCTGGGCTCCTTCATGAAGAATAGAGCCGCCCCGCCACAGAACGGTTCGACGTAGCAATCATGGTCTGGAAACTCCGGCAGGATGTGTTTCGCCATGCGGCGCTTGCCGCCCATCCAAGGGAAAATCGGTGCAGACATTGGTGATCCTTACTTCGGATTGATGAAGGGCAGCACGCTCAAACAAACGTCCGCCCGGGCTGATCATTTGTCGGAAACTGGCTCCAGCGGCCTCCAGCGAATTACCTCTTCGCCCAGCCATTCGTTGACCTGCTGCAGGCGCGCCTGAATGGGCTCGAGCTCATTCATTGCCCAGATCTGCGCGGCCTCTTTGATCGAGCCGAAACCGCCGGCGTTTTGCGGCACGATGCCCATCAACTGAGGGGGGATGCGTAACGCCGCGAGCATGTCGTCGCGGCTGATGTTCTTGATCGAGCCGAATTCGTCTTTCGCCGCGACCTCACTGACGGGGATTAACTGAATGCCGTCCTTCTTGCCACCCGGGGCGTACATGAACAGGTTCCGGAAATTTCCTGGTCCTTTGGCTGACTTCAGCGCGCTGCGCAACGCGGCAACGTCGGTCTCGTTCTGCGCGGTGTCGGTCATGTACATGATGAAACCGGCGTGGCTCCCGTTGTTGTAGTACTTGCGCCGAAACAAGGTGGCGGACTCGTTGAGCAGCGCACTCTGCAGAGCTGGTAGCCACTCCGGCAGGCCGTAGATTTCTTGGTTAATGTCCGCCTCGCGCTGGTGGTAAGCCCAGGCGGGCAAACCATGAACAAACCAGAATCGTTACGCGCTCACCTGCTCGCCTCGGTACCGGAGTTAAAGAAAAACCCCGATCGCCTGATGGTATTCATCGACAACGGCACCATGCGCAGCACCGCTGCCGTTGGACTGTCGTTCGAATACAGCTATACGCTGAACCTGATCTTCACGGATTACGCTGGCCACCCCGACGCGATCGCTATTCCCTTGTTCGCCTGGATCCTAGTCAATCAGCGGGAGCTGATGGAAAACGTCGAACGCAGTAAAACGGCCGTCGCGTTCGAAGCTGATGTCCTGGACAACAGCAAGGTCGACCTGTCGATCAAGTTGCCGCTCACAGAACGCGTAATCGTTAAACGTCAGGACGACGGAACCCTGGTCGTCAATCACCCACCAGAGCCCGTCGTCGATGATGAGCTGTTCTTCACGCCAGGACTTGAGCTCAATGGTGTCACCGTGAAACGGAACGGACATAAGTTGAGTATTCATGATGTGAGTCCTTTCAGTCAGGTGCGGATTTGGTTGCTGATGGCGGAGTGGATAACGCTATTTAGGTCAGCGCAGATCCGGTCCAGGAAGCCAGCCAGCATCTGTGGCTGATACAACCCCGGATCTCCTGCCTGTGCCGCAAGCGCATGCACCAGGGCGAGCGAGTCCCGCACTCCTTCCAGTTTGTACAGATCGTCATCAGTGAGGCCGTAGGGCTTTCTCATAGGGCACCGCCGTGCATTTCGAGAACGCGCACCTGGTGCATGTGATGGTTGTAGCGCTTCAGTCGGCTTGAGAGGGAGGAGTCAGCATGCAACGCAGCAAGAGCCATGCGGCGATGGGCAAGTGCACGGATTTTGGACGGAATGAGAGCGGTCATCGTGTAGCTCCTTGAATTTAGGAGCTGCCACCAATCGCGACCAAGCAATGGGGGTGGCAGCTGTACGCAGGTTGGTCGACCGGGGATCAAGGAACCCGGCAGGGCCGAAGCCCTCCCACGCACAGCCGCCATAACACGGAGTTGCAGACACAAAAAAAGCGCCTGCAATCGTTATGGGGCGCTGTTGCGCCTTGATTTATCCCGGCGACCAAACCGGATCGCTGAATTGGCAGCGACGGCCACACTTTACGCCCGCCAATGTCCGGGGATCAAGTGTCCCCGGACAATATTTCATATCACTCTACGTTGTTGCTTCGGCTACGGCCGTCTGCCCTGGAGTACCCGTGACCTCAGTGGCTGCACCTGGTAGACGGGCCGAACGATGTCGGCTGGAAGGTGGATGATGCTGAAGCGATGGGGTGCACCATGATGGGGCGGCGCAAGCCCGGCGGGGTGGGCTGTACCTGGCGCGCGCCGTCGTCCCCCCGCCACGCCTGCGGGCTAAATCGGTCGTAATTTCTGCACCCCTGCAACCCTCCGGCCGCAGCGCCGCCGGGCCTCTCCTGAGCGAACTGGGGCTGAGAAAACCCAACAGAACCCTGCACGCATACCCACTTTTTGGAGCGCCTGAGAGCGCTACCCCAGAGGCCTTTTTTCAGGTGACCCACGGGAAACAAGTAATTTAAGTATGCGGAGGTAAGAAACCAGCTACAGCCCGCACGCGATGCGGTTTTGAGCACTTACTTTGCACTGGCTTTTTTGAGTAAGTGGAGCAGTAATTTTTTGATAACTATATGATTTATATAGATATTTTATTTTAGATTTCTGACCTAGGTAAAAGGTAATGTTATTCCCAGATATTACTTAAAACTTACCTAATCAAATCGTCTACAAGCCTTGTGTGCCTTGTCTTTCAGAAGGGGGGAGGAAAAACTTACCAAAAATACCGGTTTCCCGTGGGTCAACATAAAAACGGGACTGGCTATAGGGGGAGGGTGGCGGCTGGTTCTCTCTCGCTGATCTGCTCGCTGACACGCAAACAGACCCCGAAACGGCCCCCAACTGATTGCAGTCATGTACATGCACCGCTGGAGGCCTTGAAAACAGTGGGGCGGGTGAAGGGAATCGAACCATCGTTATCAGCTTGGGAAGCTTCCCTTTGTATGAGTCGAGACACTAGAACGTAGTGGGTTGAAACCTGTTTGCGCCGCCTTGGTACGCGGCTGTCGGAGTTTTAAGCTGTCCAACTGCTTCAATTTTGATCAGCATCGGTACTACACCTCGGTTTTGAAAGACTGTGTGGTCCTTCCCCCAATGTAGATTAATGATTCGAGGTTGTATGGATGACCCGGATCGACGACCGTTTGGTTCTACGGTAGTAGTTCCAGTAGCGGTGTAGACGAATATCCAGTCGCCAGGATTAACAAATCCATGACCAAACCAATGCATATGATCCCTGAGCGGATTTACAGATCCATCAGGCAGTGGCATGCCAAGCAGCAGGCAATACTCAGACAGCTCGCAGGCATACTCTACGTATATAGCTACACGCTCAAGATTAGGTACTCCTGGGTCCTTTACCTCTATTAGCTGCAGACCGTCGATGATACCAATGCCCATTAGTCCTTACCTCGATTAGGTATGAAGTTAATCAGTAGCAAGACCACGCCTATGGCGCCAACAAGACACGACGCTAGAACCGAATTGGCCTTAAAAAGATCTATAGCGATAGAACCCAAAACCGGGCTGAAGAATGTGCATACCTTTTGTATGGCGTTTGATTTCTGGCTACCGTTAAGGCGTTCTTCCAGCCTGACGTTCTTGAGCTTTTCCTCGTTTAAATCAGCAAAAGCTTGGTCAAGCTTCGCCTGATTGGCGGCAGCTAGTTTCTTTGCTTCAGCTCTTTCAAACGCGAAATCGTTGAGCATGGCACCCAGCATCGGGGCATTGATGTCGCCGCCAAATTTTCCAGGGCGATCAGCTACCAAGCCCATGACTGTGCGCTCTAGATACTGCCCTTCTATCGGAGGCGCTGGCTCGGCTGCAATCTCGGCGACAATGCCGGCTTGCTGATTCCCGGTTACGCCATTGTCTGCAGATGTTGGGACCTCATCGATTTGGACCATGGCATTCCCTAAATGGAAAATCATCTTGCGGGGGGCGCTTAGGATCGTAATGCCCCATTCACGCCTGCTTGGATGGCGCTAACCAGAAGCTTATTACGTCACTTGTTACGTATTGCAGATAAACAAAAGGCCCGCATCGCTGCGAGCCTTTGTTTTATATGGTGCCGGCACCAGGAGTCGAACCCGGGACCTACTGATTACAAGTCAGTTGCTCTACCAACTGAGCTATACCGGCGTGTTAGGGCGACGATTATAGCGATTGGATTG